TTCCAAACCAAATTCAACGACAATCATTTTTGTCATTGCATCACCAATTGTGCTGATGTCGATAGTTTCAAAGTCTCTCAAGTAAGCTACTTTAGCGTAATCAGGATCAACAAATAACGCTGATCTTGCTCTACTAAAGTTCGAAGGAACTACTTGCAATTCACCAAAGTCACCAGCATAGATAGAAACTGATGCTTCTACAGTATTAGCATCAATCATTTGTCTTGCCGATGAACGACCAGTAAACCCAGAAACAACACCTTTAACGTGTGGGCCAACGATCAACATTGAAGGCTCACCACCGTTTGCAAAGCAGAGTTGTTGTACTGCTTTTAGGATAGTTTCAGTAAATGCGCGTTGTGTACCATCAGTAGGTGCAGCACCGTTTCCAGCACCAGCCCCATTAGTACCACGCGATACGTTTGTTTCTGTCCAAGTTTCAAAACCACCAGTTTGACGAACAGTAGTCGCGTTACCAGCATTTTTAGCTACTTTAGAGCATAAGGCCGTTTCCATATCGCGCTTCAAAGCTTTAGCCATAATGGCTAGTTGATGGGCCATTTCTGTGCGTTTTCCAGCCGCATCAGAAGCATTTTGCGTACCAGTTACAGTTGCATCTCTGCTTGAGATTTGACATACGTTACTTTCTCTAACTGTAGCAGTAGAAGCTGCTCTTGATAGCTCGAAACCTTCCAACTGACCTGTGCCAGATGCAGTAGGTAGGGCTTCTGTTTGCCAATCGAATTGGACATTTTTTACATTTGTTTTGCCTATAGAACTCATAAAAGGCGTACTCATTGGAGAGATATTGTAGATAGTATCCGACAATGATTCTCTGTCAGCAGTCGCAGTATATGTGTCAAAGGCGTTTGTTACTTTTGCCATTTTTTTATACCTTTAAATTAATTGTTCAAAAACTTTAGCCGCATCTTGAACTTTTCCAGATTTAGCTAACCTTTGTTTTGCTTTTTTCACTGGCGTTGCTGTTTTAGGCTTATTGGCTGTTCCAGGTCTTGCAACTCTTGAAGCTGCTTTCTGGGTTGGTTTCTTCTTGGTTGCTGCCATTTGTTTTCGGTATAGCATCCCATCTCGTAAACCAAGTAACACTCTATAATCTATCACCTGATTAACTTCATCTTGAGTAAACCCAAGTTCATTAACTGCGTAGTTTGTGATTGCGAGTTTCTCTTTTTGAGATTTCTCAACATCAGACCATTCAGGAATCCTTTCTTTTAATTGTTGATGACCATACTCAACATATTTTTGAATTTGCTCTTGCTGTTTTTGTATTGCTTCATCTTGCAATCTTTTGTTTTCAGCTTTTGCTGCATCCAATTTTTTTCGTTTTTCATCCCAAACGTCTTTTTCACGAACATACCCAATAGGATCAGATTCGTACAGTGCTGCCCAATCTGGTTCGTTTTCCAATTCGCCATTTAAACTTGCCTCTAACTGAGGCAACAACTGAGCGTAAATAGCATCTTTTTTCGCTAACTCTGCTTGCTGGTCTTCAAAAATTTTGCGTTTCTGTGCCAGTTCTTGAGTTTTGCGAGTATAGTCTTGCTGACGAGAATATCCGTTTCGGAGTTCATCTAACGTGACCTCTTGTTCAACACCATCAATCTTTACGGTGTAAACATCAGGTTGCAGTTCTTCCTCTACTTCTGTTTGTTCTTCTAAAGACTGTTCTACTTCTTCTTCCCCTTCCTCAAAGTCATCTTCAACTTCAACCTCTGCTTCCGCCTCAACTTCAACTTCCGCTTCTGATTCTGTTTCCACGACATCTTCTGGAGATGTTTCTGCTTGTTCTGCTTGAGCTTCTTCTGTTACTTCCTCTGGTGGAGTCAGAAAAGTTTCAAATGAACTTACAGTTTTATCTAAATTTGATTGTAAGGCAATCGGCTTTGCGTTATTGCTCATAATCACTCCTTAATTTTAAAAATTTTACCTAGTTATATGTAATTGTGCAATTTTTTGACTTGTGCACTCGTTATCTTCCCCTTTTCTACCAAGATGCGTAGATGCCTCTCCACTTCTGGTAAAACATTTATCGCATTATGCAGAGTTTCTCGAAAGGCAACATCGTTCTCGCCTCGACTGCTCATCCATAATGCAACATATTCTTGCTTTAAATTCTGTATCGCTTTTTTAAATGTATCGCTTTTTAAAATTAGCTCTGCTTCGTTTGATTCTAATACTTCCTCTCTAGTAGCCATGTTTACCTCATTCTGTCTATCATTCTTTGTACGTTAGTAAAATCAAAAGGTCTATATTTGATCGGTTGTGCATCCACATCGTATTGTGGTGTCATTTCAAACCTTTCTGGCTCAAGATCAAACATCGCCATCTCGCCATCTGTCATAGGCGCACCAGTAAAAAATGGAGTCGGTGTAAATGTTCCTGACTCTCTTACTCTTTGTGCTGCCATTTCTTCTTCTGGAGTAATTAACAAACCGCCTCTTGGTGGTGTTGCCAAGCGTATATTCAACGCATCAATAGAAGGAATACCAGTTGGTGATGGCGCAAAATCTGGATAATCTGAATAATCAATAGGTATGCCGATGGGTGCGGTGGGTGGTGGTGGTGCGGGCATTGGAGCTTCTTCCCTTACGGAAACTGGTACTCCATCTTGCATTACAAAACCTTCTGGAAACTCCTCTGAGTATCCTACACCTGGTGCTATCATGTCAGCTACATTCTCTCCCCCCGCTATTGATTGCGCATACTGTAAACCTGAACTGAATAGCGGATCAACCATTCTTCTTGCCATATCTATTCCTTTATCTCTGTATTAACCTATCTATTTTTGATTCTAAATTATCTAATCTTTTAAACAATCTTTCCATATCTTCTAATAAATCACTTTTAGTTACATACCTTGTCGGTAGTTCTTCTCTTGTTTTATTAAGTAAAATATCTATTCTTTTCATCTCTGTTGCGTTATTTCTTATGCCATAAATTAATGGCGCATATATTAATGTTAAAATAACATTCCAAAGAAAAAAAGGATTTATGTCCATGCTTTGCTTGCGAAAAGTAATGCTTCCGCACCTCGTCTTTTAACTAAGCCTTCGTTTACTACTCCAGCACTTTTGTTCCACCTTTTCATTTGCTCTGGAACTTCATCGTATTTTCTCTGGTTTAACACTTTTAACATGGTGCTTGTTTTTAAATTGCCAGCACCTAAATTAAATGTCCATGATACCAAAGCATCAAATTGATCTTGGTTTAAATGCACTTCAACCAATCTGCTAACATGATCCTCAAACTCTTTTAAATCTTGTTTCAGTAATACCTCTGCTGTATCTTGAGTTATACTCATATTTTCTACCACATCTTTTGTGTGACCATAACCAATCGTTAAAACATTGGCACTACATAAATAAGGCTCTAATCGACAACCTTCAAAGTGCTTGATTAAATCAATTCCGTTCTGAGAAGTTTCCATTAGTCTTTATTGCCACCATTAGATGCGCCAAAGTAAAAAGAGATTACTGCTGATGCCAATCCACCAAGATAACCTAAAACTAAGTTAATCAATGCTTCACTGTTCTGCTCTGGTGGTTGTAGTGTTACTAAGAATATGTAACCCATAAAACCACCTAAAGTAGCAATACCCATAATTCGAGTTGTCCAATCCCTAGAAAACTTGCCTCTGGCATCTTGTATGTCTTTTGTTTCCAAAGCATATAAATCAACATCTAACTCTTTCATCTTGATTTCAAAATCAGTATCAATCTTTTTGAGTTCTGCGAGTTGTTCTGGAGTGGCTTCTTGTACGGCTTGCTCTATCTTCTTTGGTGTAGGCTCACAACCTAATGCCTCTGCAACCATGTTAGCTGCCATATTACCCATAGGCCCACCAAGAGCCGTGCCGATTGTAGGTGCAACAGCACCGATTAAGTTTTTAACAAATTTAAATTTCATGTTGCTTACCTTTTTTTCTTTTTCTTTGGTCTGCCAACTTTACTTCCGTATGTTCCTTTTCCTCTAGGCATATCTTTTGCTCCTTTTCTTTGCAGTTTTCTTAGCTTGTTTAAATGCTTTTGCTGTAGGCGCACCTTTAGTACCAGGCTTTCTCATTCTTTCTTTACTGCCAGCTTTAATTCTTCTTCTTTTTGCATGAATATTTGCGTATAAACCACGTTTTGCCATGTTAACTCCTTACCAGTTTTTGCAAGACCAATATCTTGCGGTTAGTTTATCTTTAGCTGTATCACATTTATGTCTTGCTCTAAATGATTTTCTCCTTGCTGGCTGATCTTTTTTAATTCTCATGTTTGGATCACCGAATCGAATTAATCTTACTGTTTCACCCTTTTTTGCCAATACCGCAAACTTTTTGTTTTTACCTGGTGTTCTTTTAGGTTTGTTGTATCCGCTAAATCTTTCGCCTCGATAAGTTATTGCCATAGTTAATGTATCCTTTTTTCTTCTATGTGTATCAGTTCTGAATCTTCATCTATTTTACCCATAAACATAAACATCATTTTAGTTATTGCTTCTGCTTCTGAGTTAGCTGGAATATCTGTGCCAGTAAATATCTGGTCGCCTTCCAGAAACTCTATGTCGTACAACTTAGTTGGTTGGGTTAACACCTGTAAATAATCCTTGTGATTGTGTTTTAGCAATCTGTCTTAATGTTTCTCTGTCGCGTTCCATTACTGCATTTATCTCTGCAATATTAACTTGCGCACCATACTTCGCATTTAACTCAGCCGCTTTCAATCTGATGTCTGCTTCTGATTTATCTCTGTCTCTATCGTCATCCATGATAATCTTCATGCGATCTGTTTCAGCATCAATCATTGCTTTCTGCGCTTGCACTTGCGCCTTTTGCATTTCAGCTTGCGCTAACATCTCAGCTGCATCTGGTTTCTGTTCTTCTGGTTGTGGTGGCATAGGCGGTACTTGCGTATTGATAAACGATTGCGCATCTTTAAAGCCAGCCATCTCGATAATACGAGTTAATGTGTTGGAATACTGTTGCAAGCTAACCAGTGGGTTGTTTGCGCCCATCGTTTGCAGTATTTGTTCTTGCTTGGTAGCAAGCTGTGCTAGCAATGCAGACTTTTCTTCATCGCTAGACTTGCTTATTGCCACATTAATCACCATATCTTTATCTGCATCCCAATAACGCGGATCAACAGCAATAAATTCGTTATTTAGGCGGTAAACTGCCTGTGAATCCTGATGTTTTATCACTAAACCATTAACAAGTTTGAATAATTGTTGCATCCCGCCTTCTGCAAAATGACGGCAAATTAGCTCGATTCTGCCTTGCGCACCACTCATAGTGGCTGCTACTGCGGATTTAGTGGTGGATTGTAGTGCATCAGCGTTTAACCCAGCAC